GAAAGTGTCAGACTTCGAGCGGATTTGCCGCGTTCCCATCCGAAGCTGGGTCGAGCGCGGGTTCGTCGAACAAACGCCAGGCAACGCCTACGATTTGCGCGTGGTGAGGGACAAGATTCTCTGGGGTCGGCAAATGTTCGACATCCAGGAGCTGGCCTATGACCGTGCTAACTTCCGCAGCACTGCGATGGAAATCAATGACGAGGACGGCATAACGGCGATCGAGGTTCCGCAAAACTTCATGCAGTTGAGCGCGCCGACCAAGTTTCTCCTGGCCGCGTACCTGGATAAGAAGATCGCACACGCCAATCACCCGGTCTACAACTGGCACGCCGCCTGTTTGCAAGTTCAATACGACCGCAAGGACGGGGTACAGCCATCGAAACCGGAACGGCTCAAGTCCTCCAAGCGCATCGACGGGATCCAGGCCACCGTGACCATGCTCAATCGCGGGATGCTTGCGCCGGCGCGGCAATACACCAGCTCAGAGGTTGGGTGGATATGAGAACAGGAAGCCGATGGGTCTAATCCAGAGCATAAAAGGGATGCTTGGCTTCCGCGCAGACGAGCAGGAAGGCGGCGGAGCTCCTGCACCCTGGTCCGATTTCTGGTACGAGCGGCTGGGCATCGCCTCCTCCAGCGGCATGGTGGTCACGGAGGACACAGCCAAGCGCCTGGCCACGGTCCTGGCCTGTGTTGGCGTCAAGGGCCGCAACATCGGCATGATGCCGTGCAGGATCTTTACCGAGGCGCCGGACGGGTCAAAGAAGCTGGTTACGCAGCACCCTCTTTACGACGTGCTTTACAGCCGGCCAAATACACAGCAGACGGCCTTTGAATTTAAGCAGATGATGCAGGGCCACTTGGAACTAAGGGGCAATGCATACGCGGAGATCATCCCGGGAAAGCGCGGGCCCGTCGACCAGTTGAAGCCGCTGCACCCGGATCGCGTAACGGTCAAGCAACTGAAGCCGTCCGGGAACATAGTTTATGACTACAACGATCCGCTGACCAACAACACGCGCAGGTTAGTGCAGGAGGAAGTGTTCCATCTCCGCAACTATTCCGATGACGGCATCGTTGGGCAGTCGACCGTGGCCATGGCAGTCGACACGTTCGGGGTCGCGCTGGCGCAGCAGGATTACATGGCGCGGTTTCTTCGAAATGATGCCAGGCCGCCCATTGTGCTTGAGGGCGGTATCTGGAAGACCAAGGAAGACGAGAAGGCTTTTCGCGAGAGCTGGCAACGTGGCCAGACAGCCGCGAACCGGGGCAAGGTGGCGCTTCTGCCATCGGGAATGACGGCGAACGCGATCGGGGTCAACCCGAATGATCAGCAACTACTGGATGCGCGAAAATTTAGCCGGATCGAGATTTGCTCCATTTTTGGAGTGCCACCGCACCTGATCGGCGAGACGGAGAAGACGGCCAGTTACGCGAGCGTGGAGCAATTCAACATCATGTATGCGGTTCACTGCATCTCGCCCATACTGACACTCTGGGAGCAGGCGATTCAGCGGGATCTGATCACGTCGCCGAAATTCTTTGCGAAGTTCGACATGGCCGCCCTGTTGCGCGGCGACACGGCCAGCCGATATGCGGCGTATGCTCAGGCGCTTGGACTTGGATTCATGTGCCAGGACGAGATACGGGCATTTGAAGGCTTGAACCCGATTCCTGGTGGTGCCGGCAAGAAGTTCTGGCGGCCGTTGAACTGGGCGCCGCTCGACCAGGTGACACCACCGGCCAGTACGGCACCACCACCCAACGCAGTGCCCGGCGACAACGTGGACGACGGACCGGACGGCGGCGGCCAAGACGGGGATGATCCCGATGCGGGCGCACTTGAGGAGCAAAGGTTGATCGCGAGCACCCGTCTTGAGCAACTGAAACTGATGGCGAACTCGGCCGCGGACCGGTGTGTTCGCAAGGAAGTGGCCGGGTTGCGGAAGATGGTCGAGCGTGGGACCGCGAATGAATACGAGTTGACGGAGTTCTATGATGAGCACGCCAAGTTTGTGGGCGCAGTGATGCACCTGGACGCGGTCGGCCTCGTGCCCGTGAAGCAGGAGTATTACGAGCGATCGTCCGCGATCATGGCCGAACTGGCCGAAAACGGTACGGCCGGTGCGCTTGGCTTTATCGACAAGATCGAAGTGTCGGAATCAATGCGGCTGGCAAGTCTAGCCGTGGGGGATGCATGAAGACTTTTCCGCACATCCGGCGCGCTCTGGCCGGCAAACTCTGGTACGTTCACGAGCAAAAAATGCAGGAGATGCTCGCGTTCCTGGAGATCAAGCTTGCCGGTGGGTCGAGCGTCCCCGAGGTAATCGAGTCTATTCGCGCCGTCAACCAGGCGGCCGCGGCAAGGTCGCAGCAAACTGCTGCGAGGCCCGGTGCAATCGCGGTCATCCCCGTTTACGGGTTGATCATGCATCGGCAAATGGCGGATATATCGGGCGGCTCGTCTGGCACATCGACAGCCGTCCTTTCCGCAGCCCTTCAGCAGGCCGTTGCCGATCCGGGCGTGAGTTCAATCGTGCTCGATATCGATTCCCCGGGCGGTGACGTGGATGGCGTCGACGAACTGGCCGCTGAAATCCTTATAGCCCGCAAGCAGAAGAAAATTACCGCGGTGTCGAACTGTCTCTGCGCATCGGCAGCTTATTACCTGGCAGCGCAGGCATCAGAAATCGTGGTAAGCCCGTCTTCGCTCACCGGTTCGATCGGCGTGTACACCATGCACGAGGACGATTCGGCGATGCTTGAGGCGGCTGGCATCAAGCTGGAACTCATCAAGTTTGGCGAGAACAAGGCGGAGGGCAACAGCCTGGGCCCGCTCAGTGATTCCGCCAGGGAACACCTCCAGCAGATAGTTGATACCTATGGGAACGCGTTCGAGAAGGCTGTTGCTCGCGGCCGTGGGATCAAGCAAGACGAGGTTCACAGCAAATTCGGCCAGGGGCGGGTATTCGACGCGAAAACGGCGGTCCGGATTGGCATGGCGGACAGGGTTGGGACATTGGCTGACGTTTTAGCCCAAGTGTCGAGCGGGTCAAAGGGATCAGGCTCCGGGCGCGCTCAATTTGCGGTATTTGGGGTAGATCCATCCGCAATCGGAACCACCGAATCGCGCACTTTTGAGCCCCACGAAATCGCCGCACTGGTTAGCTGCAAAGGCGGATGCGGGACGGTTCTCTGGGCCCAAGCGCACAAGGATTATTGCCACGAGTGCGAGGCCAAGCTAGAGGCAGAGCGTGTAGCCGTGCCGATTAACGCAAAGACGAAGACGGTCCGCGCCGATGACGGTTGCACCTGTGATTGCGTTCCCTGCGACGGTGGCGATTGCGATGACTGCAGTCATGACGATTGCGCCTGCGAAGGATGCATGTGCGAGACGGCTGTGGGCAAGCGCAATGCCAAGATGACCGCCGATGAACTTGCCAAGACGCGTGCCCGGGGCTTTGACCGGATGCGTCACGAGTTGAGTCAAGCAGCCGCACGATGACTGTTTTTGGGCTATTCCTCGACCATCATCATCGCCTTGTAACTGTCGACCTCAAGCCGACTCGCGATGTAGCCGCAGTTCGGCCCCAAGCACCGGTACGCCTCGACTTCGGGCAGATCATAGCGGCGCATCTTGAACGTTTCGCAAGCCGGGCAGCAAAGACGGTAACCGTGAGGCAACGGGAATCCGTTGAACGGTTTTGCATGAACATCGGTGATCATTTTGCACCTCGCGGAACAGTATAAACCGCGCATCCTGGAAGGCCAATTAGATGACCGATCTGCCCTGCATCGTGATTGCCTGTAACCGCGTCAATGCGGAGATCGAGCGAAAGATCGAATACCGCATCAATCGCGTCAGGCGCTCTCAGGAACGTTCGTTAGGCCGAGAGTGGTGGAAAGGCATAGCGGTGGCACTGAGCGCGGTCCTGGTGGGGCTGGGCGCTGTTTGGTGGACCGGCGGTTAAAGCAGATGACCGACTCGCGCAAGCTCATCGCCGATTGGCATGTTTTTTAGCTGGCAAAACTCGACCACGTCCCGACGGCGTGCCGGGTTGCCGCATTCGCGCTGCTCCCGGATGTATTTATCGAGAGCGGCCTGGAGAACCTCAAGTTTTTCGGATTCTGGCAGTTCCATTCCGAAAGTATAGCCCCACATCCTAGAAGGCCAATGCCTTCGCAACCTGCAACCGGGTCCGGCCTATGCCGATGCACGGGAGCTTTCGCCTGCACCAAAAACCACAAACGGAGAAAATCCCATGTTGAAAGCACTTCGCCAAAAGAAGGCGGACGCGCTGGCCAAGGCCAATGCCATTTTCTCGGCAGCCTCGACCGCGGGCCGCGATTTAACTGAAGCCGAACGGACCGAATACGACGCTATTATGGGCGAAAACGGCACGGTCGCAGTCATGAACGGCGACATCAAGCGCCTCGAACAGATGCAGGAACAGGAGCGCAATACTCCAGCGTCCAGCCTCATCGAAGTCGGCCAGAACAATGCAGAGAAAAAGCCTTGGCGCAGTTTCGGAGACCAATTGGCCACCCTGGCGCAATCGATGAAGGCCGTTAACGGCGGCTATGCCCACTTGGCCGACCCACGCATCAAGGCGGCCCTGGGATCATCTGAGACCGTTCCCTCTGATGGCGGCTTCCTTGTTCAGCCAGAATACGAGAAGAATCTGCTCCAACGCGTTTGGGACACCGGCCAGGTCGCGAGTCTGGTCGAAAAAATGCAGATGAACTCTGAGCGGATCATCATTCCGGCCGTTGACGAAACCAGTCGTCAGGACGGAAAAAGGTGGGGCGGCGTGCTGGGCTATTGGTTGGCTGAAGCAGCGACTTACACTGCCTCTAGGCCAAAGTTTGATGAGCGGCAATTGACCGCGCACAAGCTGATCGCGCTCATCTATGCAACCGAGGAACTTCTTGCGGATACGGCGCTGCTCGAAAGCTATATCAACAAGGTAGTCCCCCAGGAATTGGCATTCAAACTCGACCTATCCATCATCAGCGGGACCGGTGCCGGGCAGCCGCTCGGAATCATGACTGCTCCGAGCACCATCATCCAGGCCTATGCCTCGGGTGAAGGTACAACGGGGACACCGCCATCCTCGACCGACATTCTCGCCATGTGGTCGCGTCTGCCTGCGGCCTATCGCGGTGATGCGGTATGGCTCATCAACCAAAGCATCGAACCCGGTTTGATTCCGCTCACCGTTGGCGCCCCATCCCTTGCCCAAGTGCTGATCTATACAGCTCCGGGCTTGGCTGGAAACATGACCGGCCGCGGACTGATGTTCGGCCGGCCCGTGATCCCGATCGAACAATCGTCGGCTGTCGGAGTCCAGGGAGACATCATTCTCTGGTCACCGAGCGGCTATCTGATGGCGATGCGGCAGGATCTGCGTGCAGATTCCTCGATGCACGTGGCCTTCCTGACCGGCGAAATGGCCTTCCGCTTTATGATGCGCGCAGATGGGCAGCCCTGGTGGAAGACGCCGCTCCAGCCTTACTACCCGACTGGCGGCACTGCGCCACCGACCATGTCTCCTCAGGTCGTCCTGCAAACCCGATAAGAGTTTCCCCTTAATTACGCGGTAATTAAGGGGTACTTATCCCAACGCTTTCAGACCCGGCCTTCGGGCCAGGGAAAGGATTTACGCAATGAGCGCAAAAGGCTTTTGGGCGACACAGGACGGTAAGGTCGTCAATCTCATTCCTCCAGTCAGCGCGGGCGCCGCATTAACGGGCGTCCGCTTAAACATGGCCATGTGGGCGCACGCAAGCATCATCGGTCGCTTCGGCGTTGCAGGTGGCCCTGCCGGTGCCCTCACCCTCAATGTCTTCCTAGCAGAATCGGGCGGTACCGGCGTGGCGATTCCATTCAAGTATGCCGTTCAGAATTCGGCGACGGCTCCGTTTGACGTGTTCAACGAGTGGGTGCAGGCGACATCCGCTGGTTACACGCCGGGAACGGACATCGTCGATGAGGCCATCGCGATTGAGCTTGACGCGGACGATTTGCTGGTTGCCGCCAACGGAACCTACGTCGAGTTAGATATCGCAGTCGGCAGTCTGGGCACCACTCCTCAGCTCATGGCCTTCGAGGGGATCCTGTCTGGCGGCCGGTACTCGTCCGACCTGTCGGCTACCGCCCAGACATAAACCCTTGCATTGCTGGCTAACCACGGGAGCGGCGGCAACTCCGCTCCCGTTTCTTTTGGAGTTTGTATGTATGTAGAAATTCTTGACGGTCGCTACGCGGGCCAGATGCGCGATATGGAACCTGGCGTGGCGCAAGACCTGATAAACCTCGGACGGGCAAGAGCCTTTGCCAGGCCAACTGCCGCGACACCCCCTTTGCCCGGCGGGTACTCTGGCGCTCCGGTGACCAAGGCGCCTACCGCTCCCGCCATAGTTGCCGATACGGCAGCACCGTGCCCCGTCTGTGGCCGCCTGACGGGAGGGTGCTGCACCGAGATGCAGCTGGAAGGCGAGAATCTCATCGGTAACGTGAAAACGGTCCACGCCGCGCACAAGGCCAAAAAGGGCAGATGAGCATTGCGCTTATTACGCCGCCGATAGCCGAGCCTGTCACCCAGTCCCAGCTCATGCAACAAATGGGCATGGGAACGGTTGCGGATGCCACGCTATTGGCGACGATGACCGCGCAGATGACGACCTCGATTGTCGCCGCCCGCGCAAATGTAGAGAGCTTTCTACGGCGCGTGCTCATCACGCAACACTGGCTCCTGCGCCGGGATCGTTTCACGCATCGCATGATTGACCTGCCGAAGCCGCCGTTCCAGTCGATCGACTGGTTCAAGTATGTGGACACCTTCGGGAACGTCGACCAGCTTTTCCAGGACTCGACCTACGGCCTTAACTTTCCCGCGCAATATGGCTACCAGCTTGAACGCGGGAGTGAGACCCAACCGGCGAGACTGTTTCCGCCATGGGCAAAGCCCTGGCCACCCACGTTGCAGGTGCCGAGCAACGTCATGATTCAATTCAGGTGCGGATACGGTGGGCCGGCGATAGTCTCGATGACGGCAAGCTCAGCCATACTCTCGGGCCCCGTATTCAATGCTGACGATGCCCCACTGATGACCGGTGACACTGGCACGCTGGTGACCGTTCCCGGCGCCGGTGCTGGCGGGTTAAACGGTCCGCCACTGGTTGCCAACGTCGCATCGGTGGACGTAGACGGTCAAGCGACACTTTCCGCCGTCGCAGTCACCGCCGTGGCAACCCAACAGGCATGGATTGGGAATCCTGTTCCGCCTGAGATCTTGAAAGCGATCTTGCTGCTTGCTCAATTTTTCTACGAGCAGGCATCCGTGGGTGGCGAGATTCCGAGATACATCACGGACTCGATCTGGCCTTATAGGAACCTTGTTAGCTGAGCAAAGGAGTAACGATGCAACCGCAAGTTATAGCCAGCCTGGAACCCGGCAAGACTTATGTGATTAAAATGCACGCGCGTTTCCGAACAAAGGAGGAACAAGAAGCCTTCATGGCGGATTTGCGCAGCCAAGCTCCGGAATGCAAGTTCCTCATGTTACCTAGAGAAGCCGATATTTTGACCGCGATCCCGGCGGTGGCTAATAGCTGGACGCTATTCTGTGCATGCTCAATGCCGGTGGAAAATATGGGCTATTGCTCCACCTGCGGGTACAAGCTAAGCCCTGATCCAGGCCACTCGGTAAGAGTCTGATGGCGTGGCCTTATCCATGGCAGAAGGTAAAAGATCCACTAATAATTCCGTCCGGTGCACTCCGCAACGCGATCCAGATTCAGTCCCAGAGCGCGACACAGGATTCTTTTGGCGAACAGATAGCCACCTGGTCCACGGTACCGGGCGGGAACTGTTTCGCGGCGATTGAAACGATGCGCACCGGAGAGCAATTCCAGGATGGGTTCGTGTCGCAGGTTGTTCACCGCATCACGATCCGCTGGCCGGGACCGAGCGTGCCCATTCTCGCCAACATGCGCGTGGTTGTGGACCCGGTTCTCGGAGGGCAGTCAAGCGTGTATGAGATCCAGGCTGTCGAGAATGTTCAGCAGCGGAATCGGATTGTCAGAATGACCTGTCTTGAGATCGACAACGCGCAGGTGGGCTCATGATGACCTTGGCGCAGGTATGCAGGCTTAGCGTAGACGAAATTTGGCGCCACATATGGCTACCCATCTACTACTTGCTGGGATACTTCGTTTTACCGTGCAGCGAATGCGGCCGTCTGTTCTCTGGTGGAGAACACCGGAGTGGCAGCCTGACGATAGACGACTCCCGTAGCGTGATGACGTGCTCGCGAAAAGATTGCAGAGACCGCGTTCAATCTAAAAATATCGCGTGGCGAGGCGCAAGATGCTGAGCAGCGCTTGCACTCTATTTTTAATTGTCATCACGATCGTGATATCCACGATTCTCAACCGAAAGGACCATAAGCACATCATGACCCAACTTGACGATCTAAACACCGCAGTTGCCGCCATCTCTACCGACCTGAGCTCGCTCTCGACCGACGTATCAACCGTGGTGGCTGATTTGATAGCTGCGGACGCAACCATCGCCGCCGGCGGCACTGTCGACCTAAGCGCCCCGATTGCCAAGCTGACCGCCATCGCGGCGAGCATCACGGCACTCGACACCAACGTAAAGGCCGCGCTTCCGACATCCTCGCCAGCACCGACCGCGCCGCCGGCCTCGGTAATACCGTCGAATGTACCGCCTGTCGCCTAGCACTAGATGGCCCAGCTGATCATGATTCGCGAGGGGAACCCGTTGCGCTGGCTTTGCGGGAAGCTTGGCGGCCATTGGATGGCGCAGCGCAACGTCACCCCGTTCTACTGCGGGCTAAGGTGCAGAATTTGTCGGGGAACCGGGTACATGCGTGCCTAACGTTCTGGGCCGGTTCATCCTGCAGGCACTGTGTCGGGTCCTGCATGGTCACATCATGATTAGGTTCGCGTCGGACAAAGGCAAAGACGAGCACGGCCGCGGCTGGTATATGTGCGCGCGATGCCTGCGGTGCGAAATTATTCACGACGTACCGGAGGAGGCGCAATGATACTTTCTCTCATTCTTTTTGCGGCACTCACGGAAGCGCAGCAGAAGAAGCATGACGCCACTGAGATCGCGCTGTACTCCCGAATGATGAATTACGAGGATGCGATTGCTGAGATATGGCGGCCCAGCCCGAAGCTGCTCTCGGACTACCGTGCGGCCCGGCGATGCTATGTGCAATTTCATCTGTACAAGGTCGAGAGCTGCACGGATGAATTTGGCCGCGTGGATCAGGACTTGGGGCGAGCGAAGGAGTGAATTCATGATCGATCCAGAAGCAAAATGTGAAGCCACTGGCTGCCAGAACGGGGCGGTCGATTGCTACATCACGGTTCACCCTGTGCCCACATGGCGCAGGCCCGCTGACATTCCAGATACGGACACGTGCTACGAATGCGGACCCAAGATCCATTTCTGTGAGGACCATCGGGCGACTGCGGAAGACCCAATCGCCAGCAAGATAACTCGCCATCAATGATTGAAGCCGGGCTCTACAACCTGCTGAGTACCGCGACTGCCATCACGGCCATTTGCCAGACCCGGATTTACCCGGATGTGCGTCCGACCAGCCCACAGTATCCGCTGATCGAGTTCAAGGAGATTGGCGGGAAGGCAGATCCAACCTTAGACACGTCCGGCATGCAGCGCGACCGGTTCCAGTTCGATTGCTGCGGCCTGACCAAGAGTGCTGCGGCCACCCTGCGCGACGCATTACGCCTGACGCTGAACGGCTACAATGGCCCGCTTTCGGACGGAACCTACTTGCAAGACGCGGTGCTGATCAACAAGGGTTCCTCGTACAGCGACGATCCTAGGATCTATTGCGCAACTTACGAATTCTATTTGCTCTATAACTTCACGAGTTAAATACCAGGAGAAAACAGGATGACCTACACCGCAAGCAAGGCGCAGGCGGGCCGCGGAACCATCTTATCGATCGGTTCCAGCCCCGTAGTTATTGGCGAAATCACGTCGGAGGGCTTCAGCGGCAATGGCTGGAAGTTCGAAGACGTCTCCAACATGCAGTCGGGGCAGGATGATGAATTCATCCCCACGATGCGCGACAACGGGACCTATGATATTTCGGGTAACCGTGTGTCCGCAGACGCTGGCCAGGTGGCAGTCGAAAACGCCTACTACAACACTGGCGGCGGCACGCTCGTGGCTTCTGCCTTCACCATGCAGCTGCTCAAGAACGCCAGCCAGACCACCACTGGCGACTCGTATACCTTCAACGCGTTTGTTCAGCAAGTGAGCTTCAAGACTGACGTGGCCAAGAAAATCACCTGGGATGTCAAGCTAAAGATCAGCGGCCCGGTGACAAAGACGGCGGGAAGTTAAGTGGCGACGAGGAAGATAGCGAATACCGTCGCCGATCCGACTCTGCCGAAAACCCCTATTGAAATCGACGGGAAGACCTATTTCCTGTGTTTCGATCTGGGCGCATTGGCGGAAGCGGAAAGCTATTTCGATACTCAGGGGCATAACGTGAACTTGCTCATGGCGCTCCCAAGGATCAATCTGGCGAATGCGCGGATCGTTTTTCCGTGCGCCCTCCACAAATTTCACCCTGAGATAGAATTCGGCGATGCCCAGAAACTGCTTAACTTCCAGAACACCTGGATCGTCGCCGGGGCCATCCGGGACGCGTGGGAGGCGGCGGTTCCAGAAGCTAAAACCCCGGAAGATGAGGCTAAAGCGGAAGCAAACCCTCACAACCCCTGAGCCGGGGTCAACAATGGCTCCGCCTCTGGTCTACGGCGCACTTCGATCTTGGCTTGTCCACGGCAGAGTTTTACGAACTGACACCGCGCCAGGTTGACGCGCTGATTCGAAGATTTGAGCGGGCCGAGCGAAAGACCGAGTTCCTGTTCGGGCAGCTTGCATCATGCGTGGTCAACTTCTCGATGGGGCACCCCAAGAATCCGGTGCAGGCAAAGGATTTCATGCCCAGCGAGTGGGGAAAGGTTCCAGTGAAGCCCAAGCGTATCAACCGTAAAGCGATCGCCGACAGCGTGCGCAATCATTTGGATATGTTCATCGCGAGGAATAGCAATGGCTGATGGTCTCGAAATCACTACGACGGGCTTTGCCGAGGTCGAACGTTCCCTTGAAGAGATGGGCCAATCTCTCGGAGAGCAGATCTGCCGGAAGGCGTTGCGAGCTGGCGGAAACGTGATGAAGGCAGCCATCGCCGCGAACGCTCCCGTCCGTCCCCCTCTGCCGTCGGGAACGGCTCTACCACCCGGAGCGTTGCAATCGGACATAACCGTCATCGTCAGCAAGGATGCGCCCGATTCGTTCTCGGCATGGATTGAGCCAGGCAAAGAAACGATTCACGTTGCGCGCTGGGTCGAGTGGGGCCATCGGCTAGTGCGCGGCAAGACACGCAAGCGAAAGAATCTTAAGGGCAAGGAAATTGGCGATGTGGTCGCCCATCCGTATATCCGCCCCGCCTTCGACGCGAATGAAGACTTGGCATTTGAAGCCATAGCTGAAACCGTAGCCACCGAAGTGAACAAAGTCGCAAGCGAGCGAGGCCTAAATGCCGGCAGGTGAAGTTACAGTCAGGCTGAACCTCAATAAAGACGGCTATAGCGCCGGAATGACGGCTGCCCGCAAGGAGGCGCAGGTCCTTGCCGATGCCGTGGAAAAGACGGGCCACTCTACCGTTAGCAGCATGCAAGCCACAAGCGCTGCAATCCGCGGAATCGACATGAGCAGTAACATCAGGGCCGCGGAACGGTTCCTGAGCATGATCCCGGGCGTGGGCAAAGCGTTGCAGGCAATCTTTCCACTGTTCGGCGCGGCCGCCGTGGCCGGCGTGTTCATGAAGATGGGGGAAGAAGTAGCTAAGGCAATCCACACCATGCAGCAGATTCCCGCCGTCGCGCATGAGGGATTTCTCGCGATCACGGACGGGGCACAAAAAAGCGCAGACGGGCTCAGGGTTAGCAATGACAAGCTAGAGGAACAGATTGCGGTGCTGGAGCATAAGCCGGTCAACAATCTGGCCCTGGCGTTGGACGAGGCCCGCGTCGCGGCGGACAATCTGGCTGGCTCGCTAGGCAAAGATTACGAGCAGTTCAAGAAGGTTATTGAAGAGTCCCAGAAGGGCATTCTGAACACAATGCTCGGCGGCGGGGTGAATAAAACGCTCGGCAACGACATGCTAGACCGGCTGGCGAACATTCGCGAGCTGGCCCGGGAACAACGGGCGGCGATGTCGAGTGGAGACCTAGCCAAGCAGCAAAGTGCGGCGCTCGGACACGGGGATACGGCCAAGGCCGCCGAGTTAGGGGCCCAAATAAAGGCATCGCAAGCAAAGGCAGATGATCTGGGCAGGAAACTGCGGGCGGCAGAAGACGCATCGATGGCGTTTGCCAATAGCATGACCGCCCCGATCGGCCCGACAAATCAGCGCAGTGGCATACGAGGACCCTATGCCCCGGTCCAGCAAGGGGTGACTTTTGACGCACTCAAGCAGTTCGGGGAACTTGTCCAGGATCGGGAAGACGAGCAAGACCAGCAAAAAGAAGGTGTAACTGGCCAAGGGCAGCTGAAGAAGGATGAAGAGAATAAGCGCGCCCAGGCCGCGATGAAGGCAGCCCAGGAGGCGCTGGTTCAGCAGTGGCATAAAGACCTGGACGAACAAAAGGCCGAACACGATATGACGCTAGCCGACGACGCCCGCTTTTGGCTGCAACGCGTCGAGACTAACGTCCGGGGCGCCAAGACGCTGGTGGGCGCCCTAGCTGCAGCGCAAGGGATGGACGAGGCGAACAAGGTCATCGGGCAGATGCGCGGTGAGAACATGCGCAGCCAGAAGGAATTCGATAAGACGTCCACCGGGGCTTACGCGCCCGACAGTATGGACTTGAGCAAAGGTGATACTGGCGCGGAGAAGAACCAGGGACGTGAGACCGCCGAATGGCTGAAGACGCTCAATGAGGGCATCTCGCAGCGGCGGGCAGATGCCAACGCCATCGCAGAGCAATCGCTGCAGATGGAAGTCTTGACGGGGCGCATGAGCAAGCTGGGAGAGGCCCAGGCTCTGGCAGCTCTTCATGCTCAGGCATTTGCCGACGCACAGGACAGGATCGACGACGCGCTGGCAAACGCCCAGAAGCTGCCTGGGGGTCCGGACAAGAAGCGGACGATCGAAGGGTTGCAGGACCAGAGCGCTCACGTGGGTGCTCAGGCCCAGATGCAGGCGGTTCAGGATCAATATGCCACCTCCCAGCAGCAGATCTGGCCTGCAGCAAAGACGGCCCTCGATCAGATGGTGCAGAGCTTCACGGATTTGGCTGCCAATCTTAAGGACGTCATCCCGAAAGCCATGAATAGCCTGAACGACGACCTCGTTAAGGGGATGCTCGGTCACGCCAAAGCGCGTGATTTCGGGCAAACATTCAGCCAGGCCGGCCAGGGGCTTATGAAAACCGGGCTGCAGGGCGCGGAAGGTAAGATCATGGGCGCATTTGGCCTGGGCAAGCGGGACGGATCTTCGCAGCTTGCGGCGCTCTGGGTGCAGGTTGCTGCGTCAACGGCGGGCTTGAGCACGTCCTCGCCTTCGGTTTCGGCTGGGGTCGATAGCCTGGCAAAACTCATACCAGGGGGCAGCTTCATTCAGCCTTTTCTTGGCGGCCAGCAAGCTCAGGGCGGAGGAGGGGGTGGGATCTTGGGGAATCTGCTTCACTCCTTCCTGCCGAGCCTACTCAAGGGTGGCGGAGGCGGTGTCGGAGGTAGTGCGGGAGCGGGCCTCGGCGATATAGGAATTTTTGGCGGCGGCGGTGATTTCCTGGCCAATCACCCCATGATCGTTGGGGACATGGGTCCAGAACTGATAAATCCCGGCTTCTCTGGGCACGTCACCCCGAATAACCAGCTTGGCGGGGGTGGGGACACTCACATTAACGTTGACGCGCGCGGCTCGAATGACCCGGCGGCGATCGAAGCTGCGGTCCGCCGGAGCGCACCTCACATCATCGCGGCCGGGATGCAGGCGAGCCATGCGGCGAAGGCGCGGAGTCCGCACGGGAGGTGACCAAAGAACATCCGGGTAACCATGGGAAAGGCTGATATTCTCGTTGGCACCATGAAACTGACTGCATTGCTTCTACTGTTCTCCCTGCCAGCTCTCGCCCAATCCTTGGATCAGGCGAAGTTCAAGGAAGCTGAATCCCACGCGCCAAAAGGGTATCCGACGCTTTTCGTGGTCACCAGTTCTTCGATCACACCGGCTAGCCTGGGCGACACCCAGGGATGCGTGATGAACATTGAAACGCTCGGGCGGAGCTACTTTGTGGTCGGCCAAGCGGGCTGGTTTGCTCCATGTAAGGCGATTCAGCCCGGGAGCCCAGTCTGGGGACATGTTCATCAGATGGTCGACCAAGTGGTGGACATAATCGACCCGGCAGATCCGAAGCCAAAATCTCACCGCTATTTCGTGCGAGATATCACGCTGCTGGACCCGGCTTCCCAGCGGTAAACAGCTTAAGCAGTCGCACCACACAAGGTCACCTACCCGGTGGCCTTTTTTATTTCGGAAAGGAACCCATGCATCTAAGCCACAACATAGGCGTGCCATACATCCTGTACCTGCTCGCGTTCGTCTGTGAGCTCATCGCCACCTTCAACGTTCCGCTGATCCGCATCAATTTGGTTGCGCTGGGTCTGGCGCTATTCATGCTCACGTTCCTGATCTGAACTAAAAACTCGATTCTAACCACCACCAGGGATAGTCACTGCGACTGTCCCTTTCTTATTGCCCGGGAGCCAGATGAGCCAGATCGGAAGCATTAACGGCTGGCCACTCCTGGCAATGCCACTTACTCCCGGGCAGCGGCAGTGCGACTGGTCCATGAACAACATCGTGGGCTCGGTAACGAACCCTTTCACGGGCAAGCAGCAGACGTATTCCTGGCAAGCAGGCTACTGGGAATGCGTGGTTACCATGCCGCCCATGACCCGCATCCAGGCCGGGGCGTGGATTGCCTTTCTTGCCCAGGCTCAGGGGCAAACGAGCGTCTTTTATTTCGGCGATGGTCTGGGCACGACACCGCAAGGATCTGCACAGGGTAACGGCGTCACCAAGGGATCATTCCAGGCGCCATACCAGCTCACGACCGGAGGCTGGACTCCCGGCCAATTTGCGCTTCTGTCGCCGGGCGATTGGATACAGATCGGTTACAGGTTGTACCAATGTCTCGACCAGATCCAGAGCGATGGTGACGGCAACGCATCGTTCGCTATCTGGCCACAAATTCGGGAGATTCCGCCAAACGGAACAGCGATTGTTACCACGAATGCGCAAGGG